GTAAGAAAGTAAGTCGATACATGAACTGAAAAAGAAAATAAAAAGAAGAAATGACGCAATAGAATTTACACCACTATTGGTCGAGAAAAGAGGAAAAGGGGAAATTAACACAAAATAGTGTCATACTGCTGAGGTTCGTGATCAGCTCACAGAGTGAAGAAATGTTTATGGTACTTTGTAACTAGTCCCAGAGGCACCAAGTGACGTTGTAACAGCACTTTTGTCCTCATATAGACTAGCAATTTCCGATTCCCACGTAAACATTGCATCCATTTTCTCCCGTATATACTCATCGTAAGTCAACTCATGGTCTTCTTCCCATTGGTGTTGATTACTCAAATCCTCCTGAATATCGTCGTACTCCTGTTGCAAGCGCTCATATTCTTCTATATATTTATCGTAAGACTCAGTAACAAGTTCATACTTGCTAACTTCATCTGAATACGCTTCAACATACTTCTGATCATGAGGGTGTGCCTTCATAGCTCTTCGATATTTACTAGCTTCTCGGGTATGCTCTTCCGTTGCCCACTTATATAAACGCTCTTCTCTTTCTAAACGTTTTCGTAATCTATTCTTAATGTCCGGTGGCATCAGACCAGGTTTTGAAACAGTAGCTGGCACTATACGTTGAGTCGAAGGTTCCGTAGTGGAATGTTCTTCATCAATAGTGTCTTCTACCATTTTCAATACTTTAGTAGGTATACCACCAGATTTCTTGGTAAGAATAGTAATAGGTGTAAGGGGGGTGTCACGTGAGTTTGACGAGGACGCTGAGGGGGCAGTGATTGGTATATTTGGGTTTGAACCAACTTTAACATCATCCTCTGTGATGTCTGGTTCGTGTATGATGGGTTCTTCATCACTCTCTTCATCCAGATCCTCCAAATTAGGATCCAAATCGGCTTCAGAGATATCAACTGATGGATCGGGAGATAACTCTGGGGGGACAACTGACACTTCGTCAGGAATTTCGATATCTGATTTCTTTTTGATATGAATTTCGACCATCTTACTAGCATCCTCCGGCGTCATATAAAACTTTGCAAAATACTCCCTAGGGGGATATGCTGAAATATTGACAACATCTCCTAGAGGTATAGGCTGATAGACGTCCTCATCCTCCTCCACAACTACTGGCGTAATCTTCATTGTAAGCATCTTGTTGAATAAATCAGCAAGATAAGTATACGCATTACGAGATGTGAAGCATACAAAACCTCTTCCAAATATTGCTGCTAACTTACGACCTTCACGATCAGGTACATTGGGAGGGAACACATTATAAATGGTTCTCATACCAGTAGTAACTGCATTAGTACAGGGTAATATAGCATCGAATGATTTATGGGTTTTAGTATAGTTCGCATCTACAGTAAATACATAGAAAGACATACCTATAAATGTGAGAGGGAAAGGGATTTTTGGTAAGATGGGCTGATATTGGTGCTTAGTAAAGTTTTCATCATACGTAGAGACAATTGCTTCAGGAGTAAAGGGATATAATAAGACGCGGTTATCTTCTCTTTTAAAGGGAAAACCAATTTCACGCGACTTATCATACACCTGAAGTAAATATGATTGAATACCATCAATATTAGCAGGCACAGGGATTTGTGATAGACGATAGTTTATGCGAGCACTTCCAACTATATCAAAATAGGAGGTACCAGGTATACCTGATATCATGCCGACTGATAACATAAAGACAAGACCTTTCATAGCTAAGATTTTCTTATCTTTAGCGAAACGTATAAAGAATTTTACTACATTATAAAACATGGGAGAAATTCCATGTTTCTTAAGATAGCGTACGATTTCATCTTTATCAACCAACATTGATACTCTAGGTATTTCACCAGTAATGGTGTACCACATATACAGCTCTATCGCACCCCACGTAGTGCCCTCGAGTTTCATGTCCATACCCATAACATCAGGCGTGAGCAAAAATTTAGTTCTATCTAGACACACTACTAAAATATATTGATCATCACCCCAAGTTAGGGGATAGAAACCAGGATCTCGGTCCTGTTTTGTCCACTCCATTATCCGATTTGCGCCACCACCACTCCAGGATAATCGGAAGGCAGATTGTGATGCAGCATTTTCAGTAAAATTCTGATGGCGTGACACGGAATTATCAATGACGTATGTAAAGATCATTTTTAATGCTAATGGTACAACCCCAAAGGGTCTAACTTTAGAATTGTACGATGATCTCTCATAACAATCTTGTTTTGCAGATAATAGTGTTACACTCTCAGCTACATGCTCTTGCTCAGCAAAATATGCTTCCAACTTCCTATAACCTTTTGGTAAAATACTAAGGTAATGGGTCATGAGTTTAACTGCCGTAGCCATGACTTCTTCGTCATCGGTTGCTGCAGAAGCGAAGAACGGGGCACCTGGGTGTGCATCTTCGTTGAGTGTTACATGCATCATAACCTTAGGATCAGCATACGCACTAGTGAAAACGTGTTCACTAGTGGGAGGTACTGGTAAGGATGTACATATGTAATCAGTCTCATCTTGAGTCACCACAGGAGCCTTCGTACTAGACAATTGCTTCTTCATACGGGACAGTAAACCATAATCAGTTCCATTACCTTTATAATACTCATTAGCCATCTTCATAACTGCTGAAGAGAATTTGGGACTCAATTTGGTATTATTTTTGAGTTCCGTGAGGGCTAAGCCATCATAACCAAGAATAGTATGTGTGAGTACAGGATTTAGGATAATTGTATCACTGTCTCCTGCGAGTCCACCGGGAGGTAGTTTATCTACACGCAAGGAGTCCAACATTTGTACACTCGGAAATGATTTTATTAGAGTAATATAACCAGCGGGGGATTTTTGGTTATTTTCTAGGGGAGGGGCTTTGAATGGTTGAAATTCAAGCAGATTCTTCTTAGGCTTGATCTTGTCCTTCGACTTATTCTTAACTTTTGTAAGAATATCAGCAGCACTTACCTTTTTGCGTGATGAATAAGAATATGTGGAAGAAGAAGAAGACATTATAAGAAATTAAACTGATTTGAACGTCTTTTTCGCAGGGAATTGCGAACAACAACTGGTTGATACAGGATAGTTTAACCAAAACTATCAATGGGAAATAGAGACCTATAATTGAGGTCATGATGGAATATATAGTATACTTTTTATTTATATTTATTTTATATTGTTTATTTGTTTATAAAATGGTACTCCCGCTATAAGCATGCACAATGAGTCTAGCACATATGCTCTCTGTATGCAATTAATAGGGGGTAGTTTAACGTCATTTCGGACGCAGTTAAATAGTACCAATAGTATATTTTATATATGTGTTTTATTAAAGGACACATTCCTTATTTCTTTTGTGGTAACCGCACCCACTCTCC